GCTGGAGTGGCTGGTATTACATCAAGTGCTGATGCAACAGCTATGACAATTACTGATGCTGAACTAATTGGTATTGGAGAAACTTCTCCTTTAGGTCAACTTCATGTTAAACAAGCAGATAGTGGACAAAGTGCAGCTAACTCAAATGCAAATACTTTAGTTCTTGAAGGTAGTTCAAACTGTGGAATGAATTTTTTATCAACTGGTAATCAGCGAATATGTTTTGGTGATGCTAGTGATGATGATGTTGGAAGAATTATGTATAGCCATGACAGCAACTACATGAATTTTAAAACTAATGCAGCAGAACGTATGCGTATAGATACTAATGGTAAAGTTGGTATAGGAGATTCAACTCTTTCAGGAGCTTCCATTCTTTCTGTGGAAGGAGCTTTAGGAAGTCCATTAGTTGTTTTTTATGACAAAAGAAGTACTAGCACAGTTGATGTATTTCACCTTAATTCAGATTTTGGAGGTACTAAAACTAAAAATCTTCAAATTGAAGCTGATGGTGATGTTCAAAATACAAATAACAGTTATGGCTCTTTATCTGATAGAAAATATAAAGAAAATGAAACTGATGCTAATTCTCAATGGGAAGATATTAAAGCATTACAAATAAAAAATTATAATCTTAAAAGATTACCAGATATAACACACCTTGGAGTTATAGCACAAGACTTAGAAGCATCTGGTATGAATGGTCTTGTTAAAAATAAACCAGATGAACTTTATACTGAAAATGAAACTTTGCCGGAAGGTAAAAATGTTGGAGATATAAAAGAAGAAAGTTATAAAGAAGTTAAATATTCTATTTTATATATGAAGGCAGTTAAAGCACTTCAAGAAGCTATGGAAAGAATTGAAACACTAGAAGCTAGAATAACAGCATTGGAGAACGCATAGTATGAGCGAAGTAAAAGTAAATAAAGTAACCCCACGATCCGGTACTACCCTAACGATAGGAGATAGTGGCGATACTACTAACGTAGTTGGGACATTACAGAATAATGGTGCGGCATTAGTTGGAGATATTTCTTCAGTTGTAGCCGGTACTAATTTATCTGGTGGTGGCACATCTGGTGCTGT